CAGGCTTGGGCTCACACAGAACTTCTTCAATAACTGCGGCTTTGGAAGACTCTGTAGTTGGCCTCCGCGAGTCACAATATGGAGGCTCAAGAAACTTCAAGAGTTTCTGTTCCTTGGTATATTTACCATACTCAATTTCATCAACCCAAGACTGAAACGTGTCGGCATCAAAGTCTGGGGGACAGTTAATCCATGACAAATCGCCATGGGTAACTGCATTCGGATACTGGACCTCCTTAGGAAACTTGGAGATCCATGAAACCATTGGGATAATAGCATCACTCATGTCAATAACCTCCCCGGCAACGCGTGAGACGGCGGAAACAAAGTAGCCAAGATATGGCGTATTCTCGTCGGTAAGCGTGTAAGCTTGAGATTTCTGGAGGAGTTTCATGACGGGTGTGACAGTGGCGTCAAGGTGGATGGTGCAATTGAAATTCCTCATCGCGCGATCTAAGTCACACGCTGAAGAAGGATTGCCATGCCAGACGCCCGGACCATAGTAGCGACTGAGGAACTTAAGTGGCTCTCCGCGCATATGCGGTTCAGACTCGTAGGCCTGACCCAACATTTTCGCGGCATCAATAAGCTCTCTGGGTGTGACACCAAAAGTGATGCCATCGTCGCCACCATAAAGGCCGGGTGCACGGTACGCGTCCATAGGGGACACGGCATATTCATCTTGGCGCAAACGGTGAGTGACGTACGCGATGAATTTGCCACCTATGCTATTAAAAACGGAGGTTTCGGGTGATCCGGAACCACGGGAAAACTTAAGGTCATACTGGATACCAGCAGGTGTTCGGACCTTTCTCAGATACTGTTTGCGATGGAGTCGGTTAACGGCTTCTTGGTGTCGAGAGGCAAAGAAGCGAGCAATAACACGAGACTCAAGGATACGCAAAAGGTTGCTGACACGCCCGTCCCAACGCTTGCCATCACTGGAGGCAGCGAAGAGGGCGTCTAGAGCAAGTTCAGCAATAGTATCGGCCACATCCTTCGGTGTTTTACCGAAAGCATACCACTTTTCACCTTTAAGGAAGTCTGCCAGGGCGTACATGAACTGAGAATAACGCACCTTGGTATCACCCTCGTATATAACAATGGGACGGGGGTCACCTGGCTCAAGCTTCGTGCCCTGTGGCTCTTTCTTCATAAAGCCATTGAGGACAGAGGTGTCAGAAGTGTTGTCAAATTCTGTGGCAATGAGAATCCTACGTTGTGCTGGGCGATCCTGGCGAGTCAGGACTTCCTCGTAGGTCGTTGGGTGGAACGTGTTAGCGTACAAGTCAGGTATGAACAGCTCGACAAACTCATTGATAAGGGCGTCCATCTTGATAGTCAAGGGCATCTCATCATTTTGCACGGCAACGACGCGGCCCTTAGCCATATGGAACTCGTTCTCATAACACACCTTAGGCACGAGGGCGGGAAGTGCTAGAGGAGCCATAAATGGCACCATTGAGTCTTTGGCTTCAGGGTCGAACCGGGGGCCGACAAACTGAAAGTTCTGGAGAGACGGGACGCAGGC